ATATCAAAATAAGCAGTTTCGTGATAACGAAGTTTGGCATGTCTTACTTGAGTACGTTCAACATTAGCTGCTGCTTTACCTCCACCAATCTCTTTATAAAGTTTGAATCTGGTAAACCTATATCTAAATTCATAAGCCTCACCAAAATAAATAGGCTTATTCCTCCAGTCACCATTGGCAACCATTGTTGTCCCTGAAGTAATAGTAGAAAGTAAAACTCCACCAGTAGAAGAAGAACTAAATCCACTCCAGGCTTGTGTTGTAGTTACTGCGGTATAAGGCAGAGTCCAAGTCGTTGTCTGAGTATTAGCGTTGTAAGTTCCATTCGCAACTCTCATTGCCGTAGGAGTTTCAGTCTCAGTAGAAACTCTTCGATCTAAAAGCAATGGATAAGGAGAACCAGTAGGAGGTTCAGGACTTCTATCCTGCGCTGGCATTCTCTCTAAATAAATCTTCGTGCCATATCGAACAAGACAAAACAAAGTTTCTCTTACGCATAAGATTTGCAGGATTTCATCTGCTCCTGCAAAGTCCCAATATGACCAGCTTGACTGCGCTCTCTCTACGCTGCTTCCTGAGCTTCTTACGAAATACTTATAGACATAAATACGATCCTTGAATCCTGTCTTATTACTAACAGCGAACAAGGCATTACTTGTATCATTAACAGTTACTTTGTGAATACTACTTGGCACAAAAGCGGAGACATAACCACTTAGATCTTGTGCATCAGCAGTCAATGCCGTACCTGCACCTCTGACACTAAATTCTCTAAACTGTGAGAAATCACCGTTAGCTTGAGTAAAGATAATACCTCCACCTGCCAGTTGTGGTCTAACATTTGTATCTATTTCAAACTGAGTTAAAACTGTTATCTGCGCTGTAGCTGGAGTAAGAACTGTCTCTGCTGCGTTAAATCTAAATTGATATTGTGAGCTAAAAAGTATCAACTCATCCTGATAAGGAACTGCGTATTTTAGAACTGATACTCGGTTATTACTTGCAACAACATCAATTGGATCGGTATCTAAAACTGCTGTAACCGTTTCAGGGAAGAAATCAAAGAACGATCTAACCCTTGAAAGAATGACATTTTCATCAGCAAGGAAACCTAGCCTATTCTTGTAGATAAAGATGTCATTAATTGCATAGCCAATAAAGCTTGGATCTGGAGCAGTTGTTGTATCACCGGAAATCCGTTCACCCCAAGTTGGAATTACTACTGTGTTTTGCGTTGTCCCATTAGCAGGGCCAAAGTAAAAAGTACCGTTAGGAAGCCTGATCAAGAGATGAGGCATTAGATCTTTGTTGATCTTGTACTTATCTCCAGGCTTTACCGTTTCACTCCAAGTACCTTCTCCAAATGTTCCACTCTTAGGAAGAAAGGAAACATGGTAATCATCAAAAGAGTTCCCTGGATCACCTTCAATTGTTACTTGATAACCAGTTGGAGCGACAGTTGGTAACTCTGTAAATGCCTGAACCTTGTCAAAAATTGCACTTATATCTGCACCACTACGAGCATCAGTTACAGATATAGTGATTGCGCTTGATGAAGTGACATGTATAACCGCACCACTACGAGCGAAAGATACACCAGATAAAGATGAAAACCCGTTAATAATATTTTGGGCAATATCCTCGGAACTGATTCTGTTTTCTGTAACTGAGCTTCCATCGCTAACGACTGGGGCGACTGCTGTTGTAACCGTGACTTCTGTTCCATTGACATTAACTCGGTAAGTTTGACCGTATGTCGCTGCCCTCACCCAGATCAGGGCTTCATTCGTGGCAGGTCTTGCAACAGTTGGAGCGGTATCGCTCGTCATTGCTGGCACCTTCAGGGTATTGGTAATGAAGGTATAGTCAGCAATTGTTACTGCTCTTATCTGGGATTTCGCATCAGTTACGTTGCTTAAGTAGCTATATCCACTTGGAGCGCTGACGGTTTGTTCTGCTCCATCTAAATCAAATACCTTGATACTTGAACTGGTAATAACTGCTAAATATTCCTCTGTGTTATCCCTTAGGACTTCATGGATAAAACAATCACCGAAATCCGAGTTAGATACAAGAGCTAATGTTTCGCTTGGATCTCTTTTTCTTAACCCCTCAACAATTGAGGACATTCCATTGATCTGTATCTCACCTTGAGATGGATCTCTCTGAGCGTCAGGTTGCTGACTGACACCCTGAACAAGATTAGGAATGTTGTATGAAACTAAGCTCATAGTCTGTAAGCAGTACTAATGCGTCTAGTCGCTAGGCCATAAGCAGGCTCATAAGTTGGGAATGGTAGATAGTTTCTTCCACCTGTCAGTATGTTTGGCTGATCGACTTGCTGCTCCATTCGTTCAAGGACAGTCAATGCGTCTTGCTCATCTTTTTGCGTATATTTAAAGAGGGCTTCAGACCCCAACATCCGATCTGCGAATACTCTTGCTGATCTAATAGTCACCCATCTATTAAAAGGTTCTGGAGCTTCATCCCATGCAAGAAGCCAGATAACATCAGCCTTTACTTCTGTAACCGTAGATTCCATTGTATATAACCTTTTTTCTGTGTCGTATAACTTCTCTCCTCTTTGCACATAGCGCCCTGCATAAAGATATGGATCTATTGCAAACTCAGAAACATTGGCAGGTATTCTTATTTCATCCGTTGTTGAATCTTTAGTAAAGGGATAATTGAACTCTGTATTCCAATGCCAACCTTTACCTTGACCTTCTTTATGAAATTCAAGGAGAGTTCTTTCTGCAACCCTGGCATCCATCACCTGTTCGGTTTCAAGACTGTTGACTGGTTGCTCGCCTATATTTTCCAACAGAACATTTACCGCATTTAAAAGCGATGTTCGTCCAGGCGTTACTGCTTGATTTGCTATTCCCATTAACTATTACAGGGCCGTTGCATACATCATAAACGACAAAAAAATAAGAGGCCAAATTAATGACCTCTTTTTCTTTTCTTTCCTTAATAAGTTTACTAAGGAATAACGATTTTGGTTGCAGATTCTGCTCTAAGAACTCCCATTCCTAGACTTTGCCTTGCGACCATCAAATCGGCTTGGTGCTGGACTTTGTACTCATTTCCAGTCATCTGTAGTTGAGGACTGAGAAGTGAAACAACTCCAACTGCTTCTTTGTTGAAGATCAGACCCTTACACTTGCTCAAGTTCTGAGCATAGTCAGCGTTGTGATCACCAGCGACAGCGGTATATGCAGCTTGGTTGACGTGATTACTCGAATACAGTTTTATTCCTGCAACTTGTAAAGTTCTACCGTCAGCAATCGTTCCAGAACCACCGAAGTCAGCATTTATTGCACGACTTGATTGTGAGATTAAATAATAATCTTCTGGAGTGAATACAGCATACATATCATCGATGCCTACGTCCTTGCCTTCAAAGGCAACTCTTGCATCGAAGATTGCGTTAACTAAAGCATCACCTTTTGCCTGACGAGTAGCAGAACCACCTGTGTAGTCAGTACCAAGAGTAATACCGTTACCAGTTTTACCTGTGTTATGAGAAAGAGCTAAAGGCTCAGAAGAAACACTGGCAGCAGCGAAGATCATTCTCGCTACACGCTTGTCATACTCTTTAGCTAATGCACGACCAAGTTCTTTTGTATAAACCTGGCGAACATCGAAGTAAGACATTAATTCGTCTACTTCTAGTACCGCAACATCAGCAATCATCAATGCGTCAAGGCTGATGACCTTCTCATTTAAATCAGAAGGATCATTCCCCGTTCCATCGATTACGGAACCCGGTTGGTGGTAGCGAGCGAGTAGCTTACCCGTCACTGGAAAGGCAATGCTCTTGCCGCCCCTAATGTTTCTTTCCCTAGTTTTTCCTTTGAAAACGGTTGAAGTCTCGAACGCATCAAGAACTTCCGCCGCTCCCAACTTGAGCATCAAAGCTCTATCCGTATCTAGTCCAGACGCACCCGCACCCCAAGTGGCGGCGGAGCCTCTGATCTGACCAGTACGGCTGAGTACAACAGCCATGAGATTGGTTAGTTAAATTGAAAAAATACTTTTTAGATCGCTCATACCATTGCCCTCGCAGGTTATCCGCCTAAGCGGGCCTGGTGCTTTGGATGCTATCTGTTTAATAAAATATCAAAAAACATCAGATTTTGCCATGATATTTGCAATTTTTTGCTGATAAGCCTCATCAACATCGTATAACCTTTGACCTTTATCGTTCTTTTTATTCATTGCATCTAAGACTTCTTGCTTGCTATTGAATCTTTGTGCAGTTGGTTCAGTACCACCCCCGTATAGTTTTGGCTCTACAACAGCATTGGGATTACCCATCATTGACTGCATAGCTCTTAACGCCCATATCGCCGCATCTTTATTAGTATCAGCAACCTTGTTGTACTCCTCAAGCATCCCTTTATCTAGATTCTTACCTGCCCACTCAGTTACATCCTTGAACGCCTGCTCACCTCCAAGTGCATTCTTGACATCTACACCATCTTGCTCGGTTAGCGCTGGTGTATCGCCTTGTGATGCCTGTGCAGACTGAATGTAATTATCTATTACGTCTTTCGATACGTTAAAGACTTCAGCAAGAGCTTCATAAGATTCACTGACATCTTCTCCAGCATCAGCTTTCTCCATAACAGCAGCCATGTCTACTCCTTTTTCAGCAAGAGCAGCTACATTTTCTTTGCCATAAAATTCACCAGCGGCTTCTGGCGTATAAGAAAATTCTTCAGTGGTTTCTGCTGGCTCTTCAGAGGAAGGAGTTCCAGGAGCTTCAGCCTCTTGAGGCTGCCCCTTCATTTTCTCTAATGCTTGATAAGCCTTGATAACATCTTCTCTTGAGGCGTTCTGAAACTTCTCAGGTATAGAAGACTCGCTTTCTTGAATTTGCTCGACAAGTTTCTCTTGTCCAGGGGCAATCATGCCCTCTTGTTGTTCTGGTACTGAAAGTTGTGGAGTTTCGGTCATGGTTATTCAGGAGGTTGTTCTTGAGCCATCTGCATGTCCTGTTGTGTTTGGGCAGCATTGGCTAGTTTCTGGGGATCGGCCATGCCGCCCTGCATTGCCTGAGCCATTAATGCTTGTTGCTGCTGTTGCTGCATCTCTTGCATTAATTCTTGCTCTGACTTAACAAGGCCAACAATGTCGATACCCATTGAGTACGCCAAACGCTTAATCATTTCTGATGGCTTGACGTACTGAGCCAGAGCTTCTGGCCCCATTGTCTGTCCAAGTGTTTGGACAAACCTCACTAACTGCTCAAGATCATTTCCTCTACCAATAGCGGCTAAACCAACCGTCATAACTACCTTTACATAGTTCTCATCCATCTTTGGAACCTTGCCTTCTCTCTCTAAGATATTAAGCTTTCTGGAGACATAAGGATATTGAAATTCGCTCGTTAAAATAGAGTAAATAGAACCCAAAGAGTTCTCTATTTCCAATGCTTGTAGCCTTATTTCTTCGGCTGTAACTCTCTCTGCATCTCTAGGATTTGAGAGCATAAATGCCTGAGAAAGTCTTGCTTCTATTTGTTGTTTAGCCTGCATCGCTACTGACATGTCCTGACTTTTCTGAACTTGCAGGGCGAGCACATCGTTCGGATCCCCCGTAACAAACGAGCCGTTTGGCGCTTTTGCGAGATCAGCGGCCTTTGTGACCCCAGAAGGTTTAGTCAGAAACAAAATTTTCGAAGAAGCTAATGCCGATTCCGCTAATGCTTGGCTTAATGCTTCTACTGTTTGAAGATCAGCTAGAGCAGCAGATTCCACGTACGAAACCCCGTAACTTGCCCCATCGATCTTCGTCATTCGCAGGGGAATCCACGGAGAGACATCCACAGGAGAACGACCTTCGGTACCAGGGATAAGCTTGTTTTTTGCTTCCTGGTGCCAGGTGACTGTATTACCCTCCCACTTGATACACGTATAGATACGGCACCGCTTTTCACGATTTGCTTTTCCAGGTAACTGCTCTTGGCTTTCAATTCCCTTAAGTTCATCATCTTCCTCCGATAGCATTTGTTTTACGACATCAGGCAATACCTCGTAAGCCAATTCTTCAGCAACAACTGCTTGAAGTGGATTGCCCATTGGATCTCTCTGAACAACAAACTTGTTGAGATGGAAGACCCTTAATCCTTCTGAGGAGACATAAAGCAAAGCATTACCGCTAACGAGTAAATGCAATAGCGCTTCATGGAAAACTGTTCGATCATTACTTGCCTCGATCTCTCTCAATACCATCCTTTCAATCTTGCTTAACGCTTCTT